AGGACGTAGCGGTCGTCTTTTCGACAGTGTGCTTTCTCGCGGCATCGTCGGCCCCGAACTTCCCGGCAGATGTCCATGTTGCTGCATCCCTCGTACGGTATTCGAGCTCGTATTCCATCGCCATCGCGCTCGGCGATGCGCCCCACTCTACAGAGAGACGCTCGAACGTAATCGACGGCGTGAGGACGGTTAGCGTCGCTGGCGCAGGTATGCTCGACGGATCTGGCAGGAATGCCTGCTGTGCCGGAGTCATCGCGATTTCGTCTGCAACCGACCACGCATTCACTTCCGGCCCATCTTCCTGCAGAGCAACCTGCACCTGGAATGACGGTATCGACAGCTTCCAGCCGACCACGCGGTGCTGCTCCTGCTCCCATCCATAGCGCGCGTAATCGACATATACGCCCTGCATCGGGCGCAGCGGAACGGCGGTAAACGCGGCGCTAAACTCAATCGTGCGCTGGTGTCGATTGCGCTCCATGTGGAGTTTCATCGACTGCTGCGTCTGCGCCCTGTCGATCGTGAACGGAAGCTCGACTTCCTCCCATAGCACTTCGCCGTCATCCTCCGCTACGTATGTGGCATTTATCCACGGTGGCGCATCGGTCGGCTGCCAGTTCATCGCCGGGTCGATGTAGCGCGCCTTCATGGCGTTGAACTTGTCGCGCTCCGATCGCACCGGCCGCGTAATCATCGCGCCCGCTAGATCATCATGCGTTAGTGTGCGCGTCGGCAGAGTAGGCGACGCCGCGTGGATAAACCACTTGCCGCCGACCTCAACGTCAAAGCCCATGAATGCAGATCTGAGCTGCGTGCGGATCGTGTCTTTGTCCTGATCGAGCGTGAACGTACCGCCGCATTTCCATTGCGCACGGTCGTGATAGTGCAGGGTGCCCGTTCCTGCGCTCGATAGATCGATCGCCGTGCGGGCGAAGGAGTTCTGTACGCTCGTCGCTAACTGATACGCGCCGTCGTCCGCCGGGATAGCGTAATAGGTCGTGCCGGCTACAAGCCCGGCCGGCAACGTAGCTCCGGAGACCCTTACTCCATCTCCTACATCGAGCGCGCGTGCCCCGGCGTCGAGAGTGAGCGCGTTTGTCGTCGCATCCGCGGTGAATCCGATCGAGCCCGTCGTGGGAATGCGCTGGTCCGCAACGTTCGCGGAGTCAATCAGCGTGTCCTCGTCGATGTCCTCCCACGCGACTTTCATGCCGCGGTCCCACGTTTTCCACCAGGCGAAAATCAGGACCGCGTTATTCGTCCAGCCGGTGAGACCCGTCCGCGGGTCGTAGACTTCGTTAATCCCCCACAGAATTACGGAGATATTCGGCAGTCCACTCGGAAAGGCTACGGCATTGCCCTTGAGCCGTGCGGCGAGGTTCGTGATGCCTTGCCCGCGGTGACCCACGAAGTCGTCCCCGATCTCGGCCAGAAAGTCGGCGTCCTCGGCCTGATCGTATGCGCCGAGGTTCTTTCCGAATCGCACGAAGCCAGCGAACTTGGCTGCACTGGACAACTCGTCGTTCAGGTAAACGTCACCGATGTGCTCACATGGATGCGCCGCAAGCGCGAGCTGCACGTAAAAGTAACCGTCCTCCCTGCCTCCGTCGTCCGGAGCCGAGTGCATGAACACGACCGGTCCCGACTTCTTGATCCGCCCTACTACGACCTCCCACGGAGCCGTGGGCTGCCGCACGGAGAACGTCCGGCCCCCGCCGCCAGCGTCCAGGTTGACGGCCGAAGCCGGCGCATCCGGCTTGTTCAGCCGGCTCATCAGGTACGATGCGCCGAGAGCGGCTATTGTGCCAATCGCTACCGCCGCAAGAGAGCCGGCTACGACTAACCCGGCGCTGACCGCCGCCGCCGTGGCAGCATAGGCAGCAATCGCCGGGACCGCCATTGGCATCCTAGTCCACCCTCCACGCGATCAGGACCTGGGACATGGGGATCTCGGTCAGGCCGGCAGGACTGACAAACGCGGCCACAGATCCAGCACAAACGCCCAAAGTCGGGTTAGGGAGGTTTGCCAGCACCACGTCTCCCCGACTCGCCTGGCGCACGCCTATGCGCGGGAAATAGGCATCCACGGTGCGCTCGAGCGTCCGGGACAGCCGCCTAGGGATCGGCCGGCAGGTGATCGCCTCGGCGCACTGGCGCGCGAACTCGGCACAGTTCCAGTCGCGTGCGTGAAACTCGCGCCGACTCGCGTCTCGCAAAACCGCCGCAAAACGCGCTTCCCAGCCGTCAGGGCGACAATCAGGTTGATGGAGTAAACGTGACGACGTTGCCGTTCGCATCGTAGGTAACTACGACGGTGAAAGCGACGGTTACGTCGTCGTTTTCATATACCGTCATGGTGCGCGGCGAATCCCCGGCAGCGCCGCCCAGCGTCGTCCGGTTGCCTATGCGCTTCAGGTCCTTGCTGACGGTCTGTCCGCCATCGGACCCGCCGTGATGGTTTCGCCCGAGCAGTTTGTCGCAGATCGCCGCGAGCGTTGCTACTGACAGCGTGGCATCGGCGCCGACCAAGTTGTTCACGATGTCGTAGACCTCGAACAGACCGGATGTGGCGTCAGCAAGGAGCGTGTGCGGCTGCGTCTCGTAGGACATCGTGACAGGAGATGCGCCCGTTCCGATGAACGTGCAGGCTACGAGATCGCCATCGGTCTCGGCCTGCGCCGGCGCGTAGGTATGGTAGCCGTTCCCCTCGTGAACGCACACACCGGAACCCACGCTGCCTAGCGCCTGCGTCCCGGCGTCCTTGGTGACGTATACGGTCACCGTTCCGGTGAACGCTGCCCCAGCCGTGGTGAGGACCTGAGCACCTACTTTTTGCCCGGCAATGTTTCGACGCATTTATGTCACCATCAGTACGTTAGCCTGCGTTGCACACGCCGCCGAGAAGCCGCCGCCGGACACCACATCGCCGCCGCCCACATCGTCTATCTGCCACGCCGACCCAGATGAATCGGTCAGCCCGAACCCGATATGGCCTGCGCCGTACGTCGAATCGGTGCGCGTGGCAAGTTGCGACCACGATGTCCCGTTGTGGTGATATGCGGCAAGCGTGCTACCGATCGCCTCGAATCCAAGCTTGTGCCCGGCGCTGACTTCGATCGATACATCCGCGCCGAGTTGCGTGCCAGCCAGATCGTCGCCCCGGTAAAACCTCACAACGTCCGTTCCGGCTTCCTTATCCAGGCTCAACGTGTAATCGTCCTGCGTCGATAGCGTCGGATCTTGAATTCGGAGCCACAGGTAAAGCCTGTCTCCGGTCGCGCCCACCTGTGCGATGGTGCAGTAAATCTCGCAGTCCGCCGCGCTCGCCGTCGTCCTGTACGCATCGGCGTGGAGAGATAGGTTTTGGCATATCGTGCCGTTTGTCTCAAGCGGATCGCTGCCGCTCACCATCGGCGAGGTCCAGGCACCGCCTTGCGATAGAGGATCCTCCGTCCGGTTGAAGTTATCGATTACGGCAGTAGTCGGAAAAGCCACTTTATCTAGTCCTGATCTCTTTCGGAGGACGCCGCCGTCCCGGGTCGATCTCCCATGCCGTGCGTGCGGCATTCGGACGCACGTTTCCGGTTGCCGATGCGAGCAGCTCCACCAGAGCTAGCGCCGCTAAGTTCGTGCCATTTACTTCTAGCGGCTTCCAGCCCAGAGAGAATAGTTTGTTGCGGAACGCAGCGCGCTGTGCCGCGATCGGAGGAATTTCCATAAATTCGGAGTCTGCGCGAATTGTATCGAGCGCAACATCTTGGCCGCTCACCTCGACGATCGCATGATTTCCGAGCGTCTCAAATTCCTCCCACAACACGCCCTGCTCGTTCGGTATCCTCGGATAATAGCGGTGCATCGACACGCGCCGGATAAGACGCGGCCCTGCTCTTACCGTGTCGTAGGGACATAGGAACCACGTCGTGGGCATCGTCAAAAATAGAACTTGCTGTTCGGGTCGTCAGGCAACGAGAGATTTACACACGCCGCTGTGTTTTGATTCCGAACGTAAAGCACGGCCTGATGTTCCTGATTGTTCGCGGCCGTCCAGCGCGCCTTTCCGCGGAAGATAGAATCGCGCAGGATCAGGTTCGGCCCTTCCGAATCCACAGCCTGCGCTCCCTGATTCTGGCCGCCCGCGTAGTCCGGACAAATGTTTTCGAACCCCTCGACCAACACGTTTGGGCACACCAACTGCACCTTAAGCGCGCACGCCATCGAGATGTTCCCGCCGTTCACGTAGCCCTGCTGGTCCAAGATCATGCCGTCTATGTGACCGCCAGGCGTGAGAAACGAACTCGGCATGTTGATGTTGTTATTGATATTGACTATTGGCTGCTGGTGGCCAATTCCGGTCGGCGTGTTGACACACGAGTTAGCCGGATAAACGCCGTGGAAGTTCTGAATCAACCACGAGCGCGAGCCATTCATGCTCATCGTGCCGATGCCACCGCAATCTATATAGCTGACGTTGCTCGACTTGAACGACTCGAAACCAGGGAACATGTAGCTCCCGCTGCACGTACATCCTATCCCGCCGCCGCCAGTCGTGTCGGTCCAGTAGTAGGCCCATTGCATGTATTGGCGCAGCGGGTCGGTGTATTTCGCATCGCAGTCGTACGCCCACACGTTGTCACAAAACGACGTGCTGAATTGCGCAATTGGCATATCCACTGCCGCGACGTTCCTAAACTCCGTGTTACTACTTCCAGGATTTGCACGGATTCCGACCGAAAGGGAATATGCGAAGTCGCTAGTCTCTTGAACTCCGCGGGCGGCCTCGTAGTGCGCCGAGAATACGCCGCCATAATTGGGGCCGTGTCCATTGTCGCGCCAGTTGCCCTGCACGGTCAGGTTGCGAATGATCGTGCTCGGAGAGTTTTCGATGTCGATGCCCATGCACGGCACGCCCTTAGGCGTGAAGACGCGCGTCTCCGCCCGGTTTGCGGTAGCGCCTTCCAGAATGCGACCGAACGCGTTGTCGATGTGGATTGCGCCGCCAACGCAATGATCGCCCGCGGAGAGTTGAAGATTTACCGCCGCCACTGCTGCATTAATCTCTTCGATCTCGTCCCTATAAACCGTCGCTCCTGTTACCGACACTTTCGCAAATCCGTTGGTCGGCCCGTCCGCGAGCGTGAACTGCGTCCCGTTGATTGAGGCTATGCGCGCCTGGAGCGAGCGCGGAATGCGCAGCGCCGCGTAATAGTCGCCCGTGCCAGTGAAGGCAGACCAGTTCAGGTCGCCCAGCCATATCCATCCAAATTGCCGGCCCCAGTACACCCAGCCGTATTCTGAGCTGCCAGTGTCATTGATCCATATGTAGAAGTTGCCGCTCGGAAATTCACCGTATAGCGCAATCGCCGCGGCGAGCGACGGTAATCCAGCGCCGAAGCTCGGCCACTGATCGCCAACGCCACGAGTGCCGCGCAGGCCCGCTCCAGGCTCCTGCCCGATCTCGACGATCACCTTGTCGTCTACCGAAAATCCTGTAGCTGACGCCACGGTGAGCACATTGGAATCGGCCGATATGCTTCCGGTCGTCATTACGAGATCGCCCACGACGGGTCCGGTCTCTCGCGGATCGGTCGTAGCCGCGAAGCCGTTGCCGGGGACGAACCGACCCCACACGCCAGCGCTCGTTACCCAATAAAAGGACAGCACTCCGCCTGCGGGCTGATAGACAAGCAGACCCTGCGCGACGACGGTCAGGAACGGAATGCCGTCTCTGAGCAGAACCTTATCCACAGCGCCCGCACCGAGCGACCAGTTTGAGTGCCAGTACGACACCGCCACGCCGAACGTGTTGTGAGGGCTGTCTACGGGCGGCAGTTCGTTCGTGATCGGATCGCGGCCATCAGCAGGAACGCCTGGCAGGCTGAACTCGGCCGGATCGTATTCCGGCCATCCGGACACGCCGTCCGGATACATGAAATTAGTCGTGTATGGTCCGCGATGATAGACGCGATCGTGATCAGGAACGTCTGCCAGCTCGCATCCCCAGCCGCCTTCGGGATGCGTCGCCTCGACCCCGCCCGGAGGCGTAAACATGACAGCGTAATCCGGCAGGCGAATGCGCCAGATCCCGCCGTCAGTATTCGTGAATGGTCCAATGCCGCGGCCCTCGCTCGGGCTCGTAACCGTGAGCGCCGCCTGAATAGCTATCCAAGCGTCGGCCCATAACGGGTTATTGCCGAGGGAGATACCGTTCGCGACCGTCTTTCCGGTGCGCGAGTCCCACTCCGCGACCACGCGCCCGACCGAGTTTGCAACTACGGTCTTATGGCCGCGGATGATCGCCTCGATTAAGGTAACCACGCCTACGCCGGCAGTCGGAGCACCTGTTGCTGCGGCAACGGACACGTATAGCCCGAGTCGTCCATTCAGCGGGTGATTAGTCGCGCCCGCCTCGTTCAAAATGTCGAAGTAGACCGCCAGCAGGGGGTCGACTACCACGCCATTCAGATAAACCTGATTGTCGTTGTGATCGTTGCTGAACCGCGCACCAGAAGGCTGTACGATCACCCACTGGTGCTTGCGGATCCCGCCAACGATATCCTGCCGGCGCATGCCGGTGTTGAGCCAGGCCATGATTTACGCTTTCTGCCCCGCAAGTAGAGGCGCTGGAGGCGTGTGCTCTGTGAACAAATCCGCGATCATCTTATCGTTCTCTGCGATCACCGTCTGAATGTCGCCTACCACCGCGATCTCTTCCGGCGATACACCCTGATTGCGAAGCGCCTCCTGCAACCCCTCGATGAACTTATTGGCATTTGCAAGCTCGGCTTTCTGCTTTCGCAGACTTTCTGTCGCCTGCTTCAACTGCGCCGTGAGTTGTGCACGCGATAATTGCGCCATGGTCTTTTCCTCCTTATCCTAGATTCCAGATAACCGGCCGGTCCTGTAACGAAGGGACCTGATCGCAGAACGCGTCTCCGGGATACAGCGCGCGCTGCGCGGCCGGCGTGTAGCGCACAACGTCCGTGCGTTCGTTATCGTAATCACGTCGCTCTATGGTCAGACGTATTCGCCCGGTCTGTCCGGACTCAACGAGCTCCATCACGTCCATGAAGCCCTTGCGAAATTGAATCGGCGGGACCCTCCAACGCAGGCTGTTGGCTTCGAATAGGCCCGCATAGAGAACTGCCGTTCTGTGGTGCCAGTCCTCCCGCAGTGAGATTTGCAGCACGTCGATATCGAACCCGTCGACGTTGATCAGTTGCGGGATGTTGGACAGCCCTACCTCTGTTGTGATCGCGCGTCCGTCCGTTGACTCTTCCATGTCTCCGATGTACACGAGAGTTCCGCCGCCGGCCCACGTAACGCCATTCCATTCGAGCGGAAAGGCGCCAGGCCCCCACAGCCGCACCGGACCGGATGCAAAATCGAAATAGCCAAGATAGGCCGGACGGATGCTGTCGCCGAGAAACTCCGCCGCCCTGTCATCGGGCATCCTGCCATCTGTCATAGCGCCTCGACGAATCGTAGCGTGAGCGTCGGCACCGCAGACGATGCGCTGCGCGAGCGCGCGCCCTGATCGTCGTCGACCAGTTCAAACGGGCTCGTCGGCCGTGTCGTTACGACTGCCGTATCGTGCGCGACAGCACTCAGTAGCCCACGGTGCAGATAGACGCGGGCAATCCCATAGCCGTCGCTCGTCGCGTCTCTGGAGAGCCGGTATAGCCTGCCGTTTATGCCAATCTGATCCCCGCCGATCAGTTGCGTTGTGTTCTGCGGAAATCCGACGATCTTTATTTCCTCAGAGCCCAGCGGCCAATCTCCGTAGACGTGATATCCAACCGTGGTGCTCGGGCCAAATCCGGTACCGTCCGTAAACGTTGTGCCGTCTGTGAAATACGTTATCGGGATCGATCGCCAATCGAGAGCTTGACCCAGCGGTCGCGGGCGCTCGAAATCCCACAGCGCAACCTTTCCTACCGGGCCTTTCAGCCGCGCCACCAGCGCCTCGACGCGCTGTATGAGTTTGCGGTTATTGCGAAACTCCAGGTCGTACGCCCAGCGCTCGCCGCCTACCATGACCACATGGCGACGTTTGCGAGTCAGCGTGGACTCTGACGAGAGCGTGAAACTCTGCGCCAATAGCGTTGCGCTTTGCGGGCACACGCCTTTCGGCCATTTCCACGAGCCCCACTGGTCCATATCCGCCAACGTGGCGAGGTTTGGCCACGGTACAGGAGCCGGAGGCGGCGGAGGCGGCGGAGGTGGCGGAGGTGGCGGAGGTGGCGGCTCGATCTCTCCTAAAACGCCTGTATTCGGAATCCATGCGACAGGCGCGATGAGGTCGATCATTTATCGCAGGCGCCGTGACGCATCGGCACGACGATAGCCATCGTTGTCCTTGATCTTCTCTATCTCGCGAGCGAGGCTGCTTACAGCACCGACGATGCCGGGAATTGCATCCTGAGTAGCGCCGCGGGCATCGACGTTGATCTCTACCTTCATGCCTCGACCATTATTCTCCGATGCCGGCGTTACGCTCTCGCCTTGGTGCAGCATGTAAAGCCCTGTCCGTGGCACGTAATCGGTGCCAGTTGCGTAGGACGGCGCTACCCATGATGGCGTCGCCGTGAAAACAGGAGCGGGCGTCTGTGTGCCACCGCCTAACAAGCTGCCGAAGCCCGTGGACAGAACGTTCTGCAGCGCGCCCTCTAGCGGCTTCGTGACCGCCATCCGCAACGCGATTCGCCCGATATCTTCACCGAGCGCCTCGACGACATCGCCCAGCTTTTTCCCGCCGAGAATCGCATCCTCGAACGCCGTGCCGATTGCATGCGCCGCATCGGCGAACTTGTTTGCCTCGTCCGTGCCGCGGCTCATCTGATCTGACGCCGCCTTGAATGCCTGCTCCATCTGCGCGTCGGTTAGTTGATTCGCCTCCCACGCCTTTTGAATCGACTCGAACAGATTCTCCGTCGGCCTCAGCAGGCCCCGAATGCGCTCATCGAGTTTCGCGAAGTTTGCGTCTGCCTCACTGATCCATCCCGTCGTGACAGCGAGCGCGAGATCCTTGAACGCCTTCCCAGCCTCGTATGTCGGGTCTACGATCGCGCGCACGGTATCGCGCAGGCGCTCCATTTTCTGTGTGAACGATTCGCCTGCTCCCGCCGCGCGTAGCTGCGCCTCTTCTTCGGACTGCACAGCGTCTATATGTTCTAGCAGGCTCTTCGTGACTTCCTTCTGCGCTTTCGCCTGATCGATCTGCGCTGCGACTGTCTCTATCGCCGTGCGCAAGCGTTCGCGCTCTCGGGCCGGGATTGATGCGAAAACATTGTCCGCAGCCATCTTGTCGCGAATTTTCTGAAGCTCTGTTTCTGCGCCGGTGACGCTGCGCAACTGGCTTTCCAGTCCGATCAGCATTTGTTGATAGCGCTCGGCTGCCGCGGCCGCTTTGTCGACGCTAATAGCGGAGGACTTGTCCTCTTTAGGTGGCGACTGGTATTTGATCGTCTCCTGCGCTACACCGAAACGTTCGAAGTTGTCCTTTTCTCCCCTCGCTGCAGCAAGTGATGTGTAAAACTTCTTCTGTTCCTCCAAGTGCGCCATCTGACGCTTGATATCGACCAAATCATTTCCGCCTAGGATCAACGGAAGATTACGGTTTACTCTATTCGCTAGAGTGTCCTTAGAAAGCTCTTCTTGTAGCTTACTCAGGCTCTCCAGCTTCTTCCGGATCGCTTCCAGTTTGCCGACAGGATCCTCGTTGTTCTGCATTCCGAGGCGCAACGCACTCCAGAATCCGCCAGAGACCTCCTTGCCGATTTTGAATTGCTCTATCAGGTCTTTGAGAACCGGAACGATTTCCATGGCCATCGCTTGCCCTACGTTCCTCGCATCCAACGTAAGGCGCTGCCACGACTTGCTTAATTCTTCCGCCGCCGCCGCCTGTTCCGTTGTGACATTGGCAGAGAGCGCTGCATCGCGCGCCAAGTCTTTCAGGTACGGCGCCAGTTGCGCGGCGCTCTTGCCAAGGAGATCAAGCAGAAGTGCGGTTTTACCGCCGCTGTCACGGAACTTGTCGAGCTCGACGGCAATGATCTTCATTGCCTGAGCGGTGTCTAAACCCCTCAGGTCTGCCGCCTTCAGGCCTAGCGCGTCCAGCGCCTTTGTTGCCTTCTTTGCTTCCTCGTCGTTTTCGTTCAGCGCCTTAGAGAGTTTGATGAGACCCATCTCGACCGTCTCTAGCGACGTGCCGGAGATGTGCGCCTGCTGCGCGAGCGTTGACAGTTGCTCGACCGAAGCGCCAGTCTTCTCTGCCATGTCGTCCAGGTTCGCCGCTGCTCCTATCAAGTCTCCCGTGAACTTGACTATCGCTCCCACACTGAATGCCACGCCCAACTGCGCAGCGAGTGACTTGACGGATGAACTGATGCCGTCGAATTCTGCCTTGATGCGACGGGTAGCACGCTGCGCCTCGAATTCCGACTTAGTCAGTCCAGCCACGAACTCCGCAGCTTCGAGCCCAAGCCTGACGACGAGCGCGCCAAGGCCGGTCGCCACTATGCAGCCTTTCTATTACGAGGATTGAAACCGAACGCCTTCCTCATCTCTTCGATGTCGATCACTTCTGCCGTCTCCGGAGTTTCCAGTTGCAGCAGAAAGTCCGACAGCGGCGCTTCTTTCGCCCCGCCCATAGTTACAACGATAGCCTGCGTGATGCGAGCGAGATACCACTCGATACGTTGCAGCGGCAGCCAGTTCCGACGGCTGTAGTCGGCCCACCATCCCAGCTCGCGCTCGGTCATGTTCCGGCGCAACTGTTCGACGGGTGAACCGAGATGCAGCGCGATGTCCATCAGGAAGTCGCGCCTTCTGACTTTCCCTCGTCGTCTTCCTCCCCGCCCGCGGCAGCCAGGATGCGAATTATCAGGTGGTAAGGCTGCGCTGCTATGAGATCGATATCATCTGCACCGAATACTCGATTTCCATGTTCGTCGCACATGACTTTTACAACGGCCCGGGCGAGCCTGCGCTGCCTGTTCTCAGACTTGTCCTGTTCCTGCGCCTTCGTTTCATCCCCCTGGTCGGCGTCAACTTCTTCCAATGTGCGGGGGCGTACATATACGGTTCCCCACTTCGGAATGTCCACAGCGATCGGCTTCGAAGTCGTGCCTTGCATTGCTGCGATCAGCTCTTCTCTTGTCATCGTTTCTTCGCCTTCTGTGCGGCCAACTCGATACGCGCTTTCCCGCGCTCCTTCATTGCCTCTACCGCTTTGCCTTTTTGGTGATCGAAGGAAGGTCTTAAAAACGGCTCTGCCTTCATGTTCACGGTGCCGAACTCGACCAGATGCGCGTGAGGCGCCTCGGTCTGTTTCTGCCCCTTCTTCTTGCCGCGCTTGATGAGCTTGCCGCGCCCGCGCACCGTGACAATGTGCTCTGACGTGAGGCTCGTCTGACTGCGCGGAATCTTCTTGACGATCACCGAATCGCGAAGGCTTCCGGTGTCTACCGAAGGGCTGCTTCTGATATTTGCGACAGCGGCTTTCTTGATAACCTGCGCCGCCGCGTTTGTCATAGATGATGCGATGCTCTTCGCAACTTCTGCCTTTAGCTCACGCATCGCCTCCCCGAGCTCGCGCAACCCGTGAACCGTTGTCGTTGCCATTACGCTGCGATGTCGATCCGCGATCCGGTATTTCGGATAGTCAGT